GTCGTGTCGGCAGCAACGGCGCCGCCGGCGCCGCCAGCGCCAGCGACTCGCGTGGCGTGGCCTTCGGCTTCTGCTTTTAATCCAGTATCCACCAAACGCCCGCGCCCTGTGTGTTGCGGGAGAACGAGAACAAGGCGGCCCGCCCCCTGTGCGGGGCGGGCCAGACGGGAGGAACCATGTCGGTCTACAAATCCAAACGGGGCACCAGCGCCATGCAGTTCATCGAGACGGCGCGGCAGCTGGAGGCCCACACCTTCGCCTGCTGCATCAAGGCACCGAAGCGGTACAGCTTCTTTCTGACGTCGCGCATCATGGAGCTGGCCAGCGAGGTGCATGACCATGTGCGGGCGGCCAACAACATCTGGCCGACCAACCAGCACGAGGCGCAACTGCGGCGGGACGAGCTGATGCGGGCCAACATCGCTCTGCAGAACCTGAACCCGAAGCTGCAGCTGCTGTACGACGCCATCCTCCAGAACCCGGAAAATTGCGCATGGATACACCGGGCCATGGAGAAGTGGGGCGACCTTATCAACGAGGAAGCCAAGCTGATCGCGGCGGTGAAGAAGAACGACCGGCAGAGGTACAAAGACCTCCCGGAGCGATAGGAAGAAACCATGGGTTAAGCTCTGTTTTGTTGCATTTCCGGCAGCGCGAACAACTGGTGGGAGCGTTCTCCTAATTCCAGCAACTCCACCAACTTCTGTAATGTCAACAGCAACGGCAACGCCAACGCCAACAACGCCAGCAACTCGAATGGCGTGGCCTTCGGATTCTGCAAGACCCGCGAGAGCGGGCGGTGCGACAAAGTAACCGCGCGGCGGCGAAATCCATACCTTTGCAGAAGGAGAGCTTATTCCCGGCCAACAGGCCAAAACAATCCGCCGATGCGGCCAGCCGGACGCTGCTTGCATGGCGGGGGTATGTGCAGCGCCCCCGTTTACCCTCAAGGGGTACGAGGCATCCGTAGGCGGCATAGCCGCTGACGGCTGCCCTGTCATGGCTGGTGCCGCCAAGCAGATAGAACGCGCACCCGACAAATCCTTCTGTACGGCGGATGCCCCCAACGGGGCGGAAGGAGACCAATGACGAGCGAAGAGAGACATGAGGCGAGATACCGCCGGAGGCTGGCAGAGCGCCAGCGGCGGCGGGAGGAGCGCAGCAGGGCGTGCGGAACCTTCGAGGAGGTGTTCAGCTTCCAGAACCTCTACAAGGCCGGGAAGCTCTGCTGCAAGGGCGTGGGCTGGAAGGGTTCCACGCAGCGGTATTTAGGCGACATCATCAGCAACACAGCCAAGACCCGGAAGGCGCTGATGGAGGGAAAGTGGAAGACCAAGGGCTTCCACGAGTTCGATCTGATGGAGCGCGGGAAGCTGCGGCACATCCGAAGCGTCCACATCTCGGAGCGGGTGGTGCAGCGGTGCCTGTGCGACAACGTGCTGGTGCCGGTGTTCTCGGCGGCCTTCATCTACGACAACGCGGCAAGCCTGAAGGACAAGGGCATCGACTTTGCCATGGACAGGATGAATTGCCACCTGCAGCGCCATGTGCGCAAGCACGGGCTGAAGGGCGGCATCCTGGTCTATGACTTCTCGGACTACTTCAACAGCGCGCCCCATGGGCCAATCTACCGGGAGAATGAGCGGCGCATCACGGACGGGCGCGTGCGGGCCGTGGCCAACGGCCTGATGGAGGACTTCGGGCCGGTGGGCTTCGGCCTGGGCAGCCAGGTGAGCCAAATTGACGCGCTGATGCTGCCGAACGGCCTTGACCACTTCATCAAGGAGGAGCTGCGCATCCGGGGTGCTGGCCGCTACATGGACGACGGGTATCTCATTCACGAGGACGTGGCGTACCTGAAGACCTGCCAGGAGGCGGTGCTGACCAAGTGCCGGGAGCTGGGCATCCGCATGAACCGGAAGAAGACCCGCATCGTGAAGCTGGGAGAGGCGCGGTTCCTGAAGACCAAATTCCTGGTGACACAGACCGGGCGGGTGATACGGAAGATGCACCGGAAGAGCGCCCGGAAAATGCGGGAGAAGCTGAAGAAGTTCCGCCGGTGGGTGGACGAAGGCACCATGACACGGGAGGATGTCCGCACGGCATACGAGAGCTGGCGCGGCCACATGAGGCGCGGGAACAGTTGGAAGGTGCTGCGGCGGATGGACAAGTATTATCGGAAGCTCTACGAGAGCGGAGACTGGAGGGACAACCATGTATGAAATCAGGAAGGACGGGGCGCTGCTGGCCCTGACGGAGCAGGTGAATTACATCCGCTTGCACCCGGACGGCTTTTACCTGCTGTGCCCGGAGGCGGAGGCCCAGGGCGTGGCGGTAGCGGGAACCCCGTACCACCTTATGGGCCGGGACGAAATGCCGGAGTGCGAGACGGTGCTGGTGCAGGAGACCGACGCCGGGACGGCGCTGCAGGAGGCCACGGACAGGGCGGAGGCAGACGCCAAGCTGTCCGGGCAGATGCAGACGGCGGTGAAGCTGTACGTCCAGGCGGCCACGGACATCCCGGACGAGCAGGCGCTGGAGATGCCTGACCTGTTCAAAAGCTGGGACGAGGTGCTGGCAGCCGGGAAGGAGCTGGCGGCCAACACGGTGCTGAACCTGGACGGGCAGCTGTACCGGGTGGTGCAGGCGGTGACGCCCCAGGCCCACCAGAGGCCGGACAGCGAGGGGATGCTGGCCATCTACCGGCCCATCGACGAGACCCACGCGGGGACGGAGGACGACCCCATCCCCTTCGTGTACGGGATGGACACGGAACAGGGGAAGTATTACAGCTACAACGGCAAGCTGTACCTGTGCAACCTGACCATGGCCCCCTGCGTATGGCCGCCGGACACTGCAGGACTGTGGCAGTGGACGGAGGTGACGGCGTAAATGGAGACGGTCATCGTGGCCGCGCTGTCCCTGGTGGGGACGCTGGTGGGGGCCTACCTGGCCAACCGGAAGAGCACGGCGCTTATCGCCTACCGGCTGGAGGAGCTGGAGGAGAAGGTGAACAAGCACAACAACCTGGTGGAGCGCACCTACAAGCTGGAGCAGCGGATGGAGGTCATCGAGGCGAAGCTGGAGGGGGCCGAGAACCTGTTGACCGAGAAGGTGAAGGTGGCCAACCACCGCATTGAAGATCTGGAGAAGGCCACATGAGCACCCCAGGGAAGCGCCTGGCCGGGCAGAAGGCAGCACGCCGGAAAACCACCATGAAGCGGGTGGTGTGGGTGTGCCTGGCCAACGGCATCGCCTGGGTGTGGTGCAGCTACCTGCTGGCATACCTGGGGCGGGAGGAGATAGCCGAAAGTTTGAGCCAGACCGCCGTGGCGGAAATCATCGGCGTCGTCCTGGTCTACGCGCTGAAGGCACTGCTGGAGAAGCGGAAGGACTTCGGCGCGGTGGGCCTGGAGGAGAAGGACAAGACGGCGGACGAGGACACAGTGAAAGACCTGTGACGGAAAGGAGCAGACCATGGAGAAGTTCATCGGCACGAAAATCATTGAGGCAGAGCCTGCATACCGGGTGGACGGGAAGACGGTGCAGCCCACAACTTGGCCTGTCCCGGAGGGAGCGAAGGCGGAGGAGGGCTACGCCGTCCGCTACCCGGACGGGTACATGAGCTGGTCTCCCAAGGATGTCTTCGAGGAGGCATACCGGCGCACGGACAACCTGACCTTCGGCCTGGCCATCGAGGCAGCCAAGAAGGGAAAGCGGATTGCCCGGAAGGGCTGGAACGGGAAAGGTCAGTATGTGGAGCTGGCAAAGGCCATCAGCTACGAAAGCCCCACCGGCGCGGTGGTGAACGCGGAGCACGACGCAATCGGGAACCAGGCGCTGGCCTTCGTGGGGACTTCCGGCGTGCAGATGGGGTGGCTGGCATCCCAGGCGGATATGCTGGCGGAAGACTGGGCAATCGTGGAGTAAGGAGGAACAGAACATGAGCGAGCAGATTATTTCCCTTATCGTGGCCATCCTGACGGGGCTTGCAACGTGCATCCCTCTGGCTATCAAGCTGGTGCAGTACGTGCAGCAGGCCACCCAGGAGAAAAACTGGCAGGCGCTGCTGGGCCTGGTGGTTGACCTGATGGAACAGGCAGAGCAGAAGTTCGCAGACGGGGCCACGCGGAAGGAATGGGTTATGGCCATGGTGAAGACCAGCGCGGAGTATATCAACTACCCGGTGGACACCCAGGCCCTGTCCGATCTGATTGACGGCCTGTGCGACATGGCGGACATCGTGAACGCGGGAAAGACCGAGGCGGAGCCGGAGGAAGCGGAACCGGCGGCGGAGGTGTGAGCCATGGCCATCGTGACGGAGTATATGACCAAGAACCCGTGCTACCAGAGCGGGCGCACCATCACGGTGAAGGGCCTGATGCTCCATAGCGTAGGGTGCGCCCAGCCGAACCCCCGCGTGTTCGTGAAAAATTGGAACAGCGCGAGCTATGACCGGGCCTGCGTCCACGGCTTCATCGGGGAGGACGAGGCCATCATCACCCTGCCCTGCCTGGAGACGGCGGGGAAAGCCATGCGGGCCTGGCACTGCGGGGCCAGCGGGAACAACACCCACATCGGCGTGGAGATGTGCGAGCCGGGGAACATCAAGTACACCGGCGGGGCCAGCTTCACCTGCGCAGACCTGACAACGGCCCGCAGCTTCGTACGGAAGACCACGGAGCAGGCGGTGGAGCTGTTCGCACAGCTGTGCAAATTCCACGGGCTGAACCCCATGCAGGACATCGTGAGCCACGCGGAGGGGCACGCACTGGGCATCGCAAGCAACCATGCAGACCCTGACCACCTGTGGCGGGGCCTGGGCATGGACTACAACATGGACGACTTCCGCCGAGACGTGGCGGAGAGGCTGGAAGAGCTGAAGGAGGACGAAGACATGGTACGCTACAAGAGACTGAACGACATCCCCAACGAAAACGGGTTCCGGGACATCATCGAGCAGCTGATGGATGCGGGCATCCTGGGCGGCGACGGCAGCGACAAGACCGGGAACAACGATGTCATCGACCTGTCCCACGATATGGTGCGCAACCTGGTGCTGGAGTATCGGGGCGGCGCGTTCGACCGGAAGTTCAAAGCCGTGGGTATGGAGCCGGTGGTGAAAGACTGACCGGCGCGGCGGGGGTGGGGCCTCCCCTCCCCCGCCGATCTAAAACCGGAGAGGAGGGGCGCGGATGCCCAGCAACATCCTGACCACGGACACGTCGTTCCCCCAGCTGACGGAGGAACAAAGCACCGACGAAAAGTTCGGCGTCATCACAAACTATCTGTATATGCTGCTGGAGCAGCTGCGCTACTCCATGGCCAACCTGGGCCGGGAGAACTTCAACGACGCGGAGTTCGACAGCATCGCCAACATCATCACGGAGCCGGTCTACGTCCAGCTGGAGGGCGTGGAGGGCGAGGTGGCCAGCCTGCAGCTGACGGCGCAGAGCCTGACCAGCCGCATCACCGACGCCGAGGGGAACATCAGTACGCTGCAGCAGACCTCCAACAGCTTGATGGCGCGGGTGCAGGACGCGGAGGGGAACATCTCTTCCCTGCAGCTGACAGCGCAGAGCCTGACCACCCGCATCACCAACGCGGAGGGGGAAGTGTCCTCCCTGACGCAGACGGTGAACAGCATCACGCTGACGGTGAGCAACGGGGAGTACAGCAGCACCATCCGCCTGCTGATGAACGGCATCGTCATGTCCAGCCGGACGATTCAGTTCACCGGCATGGTGACATTCGCCGATCTGGAGGGCAGCGGCACCACCGTCATCAACGGGGACAACATCCAGACGGGCACCATCTCCGCCATCGACATCTACGGCTGCATCATAGAGGGTTCCGTCTTTCGCTCCGTCCTGGACTACAACGGGGATTACGGCGGAGAAATCGAGTTTTACTACCTGTCCACCAGATACCTGGCGGGCGGCATCCGCCTGGACGACCAGGGCGCGGGCACCCAGTACGAGAACCGCTACCGGATGTTCGTCTACACCGAGAGCGTGGCGGGCGTGGCCTTCGCCATGAAGCTGCAGGCGGCGGGCGGTATCAGTATCG